TGGAAACGAAGTTAAGTTTTGTTAATCACTTTTCACCCTCCTGTTTTATGGCGTTTTCGATACTTTTGAGCAACTTGATTCCGACCCATTCTGTTTTTGCTTATTTCCGAATTTTTTGGAAAGGAAGCAGGTGTTTTACCCCCTTTAAAAACGTATCGTAACGGCATTGAAATGACATCGTTTGATAATCGTTTCAACCTGTAGGATGAAAAAATCAGCTACTCACGTTATGAATTAACCCAAAAGCTTGAACGCTAAATGCGGTTTTAATAATGAATGAACGCGAGCAGATTAGAGTGACTTTTTCATTAACAAGATTAGCTGTATTGCTCGGAGCAATACATTTTTAACGTACTTTTATTGGTAACACATTTATGTCAAATGCTCTTTCATCTGAAGTTGGTTATAAGATGCGCGATTTAGAAGCTTTTTTAAAGCCTAAAGTCAGCCAAGAAATGTCTCAACATATGGAAGCTTATATGGACAGTGTGCAACTTAACTTCGTTTCCAGAGATATGGGACAGGGCATGGAGATTTTAACGCAACGTTATGTCGCCAAGTTATATTTTGGCAAGCTCCTGTTCAAAGATTTTGACCCTGCTGTTTTGTATTGCAATGTTGCTGCGTGGCTGATGGACAACGATCAAATGCGCAATGAAGTGGCTGGATTAAATGATCCAGTTGTTGAACTACATCGATACAACGAACATGAAGCTGAAATCACGCTCAATATTGAATTCGAAGAACCAATCAAAGTCACTGAAGACCCTAACGGAGAAGTTTATTGGAAAAATAAACGTTGGGCAATTACGCCTTATGACGTGTATGTCGCTAAGCAATTTAGCGCCGAAATAAAACGAACAAAACGTGTGTCAAATTAAGGCGCGTTTATCTCTGTTAACTGCATAACAAAAGGAGCTTCATCAACCGTTATACAGCACTTATTCGCCGCATCGGTTTAATGTTTCTGTTGTGTGCATGAGTAAGTCAATCTTTTACTGAATAAGTAAGTGGCCTGTGAGCCAAAGCGACGATTAATTGCCATTCATCCTAACTGGTGAGCAATGATAATTAAACGTGAAATAAAACGAAATAGGAGAAAACAACATGGCATTTCCAACGGTCATTATTAAAATTTTAAACTTGATGAGCGGTAGTATCCCTGGGGTGGCTTTTCATTTTTTATACGTCGGGTACGGTAAAGTTTCTGGCGATGTTCGCCAACTGATGATGGTGGATTCAAGCACTGATTTAGATGAAGTATTAGTCGATGCGGAACCTGCTTTATTAACAACAATGAAAGCGGCGCAGCTTAACGGCAAGTCAAATTGGACTGCGGGTGTGATGATGATCAGCGCAGAAGATGAATGGCAAGATGCAGTGATGAAAGCCAATGAAACGTCTAGTTTTGAAGCGTTTGTATTGAACTTCCCTGCTGTCGATAACAAATTGTTAGAAGATGCTATTGCATTACGCACTGAACTTAAAAGTAAATTAGGTCGTGAAACATTCGCTATCTGTACAACACCTGCTATCGATAATACAGCAGAATCAGGTCAAGTATGGGCTGATTGGTTAGCCGATACAGTGGCGATTCAAAAAGGCGTAGCAAGTGAGTACATCACGGTTGTTCCGCAAGTACATGCAGATAATTCAACGGTTGGTATTTATGCCGGTCGCTTAGCAAACCAAGAAGTATCCATTGCTGATTCACCTGCTCGTGTCAAAACTGGCAGCGTATTAGGCAGCTCAGAACTCGCTTCAGACAAAGACGGTAAAGCTTTAGAGCTCGCTTTTTTGAAAGCTCTAGAAGAAAACCGTTATGCCGTACCAATGTGGTACCCAGATTATGCCGGTCAATACTGGACAACGGGCCGCACATTAGATGTTGCTGGCGGTGATTTCCAAGATATTCGTCATATTCGTGTTGCCATGAAAGCGGCGCGTAAATTACGTGTTCGTGCCATTGCACGCATTGCTGACCGCGAGTTTAACTCAACACCGGGCAGTATGGCTGCTGCAAAACTGTACTTTACACAAGATCTTCGTGAAATGGCAGTGGTAACCAAAATTGGTGATTATGAATTCCCTGGTGAAATTAAGCCACCACTTGATGAAGATATCTCAATTACTTGGGTAAACAGCGATGAAGTTGAAATTACCTTAGCCGTTACCCCTTACGAATGCCCAGTGAAAATCACAGGCAGCATTATGATCAACAAACGATTAGGAGCATAAACCATGAGTGCTAAATTTTCAGGACGTAATTTTGACGTCAACGTATGGGGCGTACTTGTCCATGTAAAAAGTGCAACGGCCTCAATCAGTGATGATTCGACAGTGGCTAAATCACGTGGTGTGGTTGATGGCTACACAGATGGCAGCGCTACCTGTGAAGTGGAATACGAGTTGGATTTAAACAACTTCCGTAAATTACAACAAAAAGCACGTGAAGCGGGTAGCTGGCGTGGTGTTGAACCATTTGATTGCATGTTCTATGCAAATAATGGAAGCGATGAAGACAAAGTTGAATTGTACGGTGTGAAATTGGTGATTGCTGACTTGATCAGTGTTGACCCAGATAGCGCGGATAAAACAACACGTAAGTTAACGGGATTTGTTACTTCGCCGCACTTTGTGAAAATCAACGGTATTCCTTACTTATCTGATGACGATACACGCGGTCTTATTTAATCATGGATCTGCTTGATAATGCTGGCGAGCTTGAAATAAAGAATAACCAAAATGCGCTGGACGTTCACTTTCGATCCATTGGTCTCAAGTCAGCACAAAGCGCAAAGCGTTGCATTCGATGTGACACGGTCATTCCCGAAGCAAGGCGACTTGCTTCACAAGGCTGCCAGTATTGTATCAACTGCCAACAGTTAGCAGAGAAAGGAAAACATGAACCATTTTATTCTTAAAAGACGTTATTTTGAACAGGGCACTTACGCCTACTTATACCGTGCAGACGGTAGCAAAGTGTGTTGTTTTGTTGAAGCGAAATGGCTAAATAATCAGCCTTTTCATTCTTGTGTTCCTGAGGGTGAGTATCAACTCATTCCACATCAAAGCGTCAAATATGGGGATTGTTATGCCTTAGTGTCACCCACGTTAGGGGTGACACTACATGGACCAAGCTTGCGTACTGCTTGCTTGATCCATCCTGCTAACAAACCTTCACAATTGGAAGGATGCGCAGCACCCGGTACCGATTTTGGTTTATTAGATGGTGAATGGTGTGTCACCCACTCAGTGAATGCGTTTAAAGCATTAATGAGTGAGTTAGATGGCAACACCGCAACCCTGACTATAACAAAAGGTTAATCATGACATTATTAACAGCAAAAAAAAGTGCATTACCTCGCCTGTGTTGGGTGATCGTAGGAGTGCTAGGCATGTTCATCGCTCCCAGTGTTTTCGCTGAAGAAGTTAACGTGGTTAATGCCTTACCACTGACAGAGTTACTCGGTTTATTTCTTAGCCCTGAAGCCGCACTGAAATGGGGATCACTCCTGGTTACTTTTTGTTATTTATTAACACAGATTTTACCGTGGATACCGCCACAATATTTGGCCAAATTGCCACCTGTTGTGAGTGAAATTATCCAACGAATTGCAGGTAACTACAAAGGCACAAAAAATGAGCTCACTCAACGCGATACTGATATTAGCTAACAAGTTATGTGATGCCATTGCCCGTTTTAATGCGCAACAAGCATTAAAAAAAGTCGAACAAAGACGCAAGCGAGTAAAAAATGATCCAATCAATGAGTTTGAAAATAGGTTTGGTTCTGCTGCTAATGAGCAGCTCGGGATGCGCAAGGCAATCGACGATAAAACAGTGCGAACCAACAGCACCGCAATTGATTTGGATAAAAAACAGTGACCAAACGATCACCCTGTCAAACAAGGCGATTGGTGAACTGCTTAATTATATTGAAGATTTAAAGTGGTGCATTAAATCTTAAGGGAAATTATGGATGCAAACTGGTTAAGTGCACTGGTTGCATTAGCGACGTTGTTAGTGGTGCTAACGAGCATGCTGATTGGATATTTATTTAAGTTATCTAAAGAACTATCAAATTATAAAACCCATGTGGCAGAAAGTTATGTCACAAAAGACGAATTCAAAGACCATGCAGAACGCTTAGAGCGGCAAATGGAAAGTGGATTTAATCGATTATACGAAACCTTAAACAGAAGAGATTAAACATGACAAAGAAAAATACAGCAACTGATGTAGTACTGGCGATTGGTGACACAGAATTTAAATTTACACCCACGGTTGCCGACCATAACAACTACACCAATGCTTTAATGCCTGATGACAAAATTGCCCCTGCTTTTACGTTTTTAACACGTACTGTTGCGGCAGAGCAAAAAGACGAACTGGTTGAGTTATTGGAATCTATTCCAGGGCTAGTAATGGAACTGTTTATGGAAATCAGTAAAGCGTCGCGAGGTGGACTGAAAGTCACCTTAAAAAACTAAATGACAGGGTCAAAGCGATTGAAAAAAACAGTTATGAACAAGCTTTGGCCCTTCGTTGCCACCTTTTACCCAATGAAAGCGATGAGTTACATAATCTAGCCAGAGCGATTTGGTTAGATACCCATTTATACCAACGACAAGAAATAGCCGTTAGTAATGCGATAGGAAAATTATTTAAAAAATGATGGAACAACTACTCGTACACGTAGGTCTTGTTGACCAAGTGACTAAACCCTTACAAAGTATTTCTAATGAAGTGCAATCAACGATCAACATTTCTCGTCAAAACTTAGACAGTGTGACGGTCGGAGATGAAGGGCTTGGCACATTAGGTTTATTAAGTGGCGCGTTAAAACAACTAGAAAGTACTGCGCTTAAATTTACTGATAACTATAAAAAGGGGTTAGCTGTTTTTAATGCCATGCAGCAACTGAAATTTACGCAAGAGGCTGCCGATACTGAGCAAGCCGCTAGCAAGATGTTGACGCCATGGCAACAATTACAAACGGAATTATTCTCCGTAAGAGATTCGATCGCTAACGATATCTCCTCCACGATATCATCAGCAATCGACCCTGTTGCCAATGTGCTACGCAATGGCCTTTCTGCCGCCGTTGAATGGACAAAAGAGTTTCCTTTATTAGGCGATTCCATCACTTTTGTTGGTGCAGCTAGCTCCTCTTTGAATTCTATTCTTGATGGCGCGGTATGGTCCATTGAGGCTTGTGACAAGGTGTCTGCAAAATGGACATCAACGATGGAAAAAATCACTAAAGTCTCAGAATGGTTCCGCAATCAAACAGCATTAACGACTGCTGCAACGTGGTTATTTAACTCTGCGCTCTGGGCCAGCCCTGTGACTTGGATTGTTGTGGGGGTCATTGCATTAGGTGCCGCTGTCGCTGGTATTATTTATTACTGGGATGATTTATCTGCCGCGATGACCAATGCGGTGGTCGGTATTATGGAATATTGGGATGCTTTCTTAGCTAAGCTCAACGGTATTTGGATCTTTAGAAAAATTGGAGAACTCTTTTCTTGGATTGGCTCTGTCGTATGGGGAGTCATTAGCTTTCAAATCAATATGTGGGGCAAATTATTCGGCTTTATTGGCAGTATCTTTTCTAGTATTGCTAATGTCGTCGCATCCGTGGTTGATAGTCTTGTTTCCGAATGGCAATACTTTAGTGCAATGTTAATGGAAACTGCATTTGTACAAACGATTGTGAGTGGGTTTAAGAGTATCTCTAATTTTGTTAGTGGTGTCTTTGATTCTATTGTGTCAGTAGCGAGTGCAGCATGGAGCTTGCTGGCGAGCGGAGTTGATACCTTTTTATCTATATTCTCCTTTGCTAGCACAATGGTTGATGCCTTTTTCACATTACTTATTTCTGGCCCTGAAGCCGCATTAGCAGCCCTTGGGGAGATGGGGACTTTCTTTACCGATTTGATCACGTCGCTGCAAGAAGGTTGGCAGGCACTGAAAGATAGCTTTACTGGATTTTTTGATGCGTTAAGTGATAGTTCAATCTTTCGTTTTATTGGGAATGGTATTAACTCGATCATTCATGATGCAGAGAAAATCCCTGATGTTAAAGTTGCGATCGATGCTGAGGCAAAAAAAATACCTGAGTTAAAAGCCGCTCATCAAACCCTGAAAGTGACGCCAGAGCTGAAAGCTGTTAATCAAACGGCAGAAGCAACGCCAGAACTCAAAGCCGCTCATCAAACCCTGAAAGTGACGCCAGAGCCGAAATCTACTCCTGAGATGAAAAACGTTAATCAAAATGGGGAAGAGGCTCCAGAACTCAAAGCCGCTCATCAAACCCTGAAAGTGACGCCAGAGCTGAAAAACGTTAATCAAAATGGGGGAGAGGCTCCAGAGCTAAAAGCCGCTCATCAAAGTGTGGAAGTGACGCCAGAGCTGAGACTCGTTAATCAAAATGGGGAAGATGCAGCAGACCTAAAAGCCGCTCATCAAAGTGTGGAAGTGACTCTAGAGCTGAAACTTGTTAATCAAAATGGGGAAGAGGCACCAGAGCTAAAAGCTGCTCATCAAACTGTGAAAGTGACGCCTAAATTCAACAAGGTTGTTGAATTATCAGATTTTAATTCGAAGGTAGACCGTCAAGGGGGGGCTGCTGCAAATCAGCATAATAAAACCACTGCACAACCACTGCAGTCGAATGTTATCTCGTATAAACAGCCACAAAACCAAACTAAGTTGCCTGCCAATATGGTACAGAACGCAACCACCAATCATAAACAACAATCAAGTAATAACCGCACCTATGGGGATATTACAATCAACGCGCAACAACCGTTTACACCCGATATGTTAGCGCAATGGGAAGAATTAAATGCCGGATAATCAACAGTATGTCGATATTAAAGTCGTCGATGGTGGATGGGAGATCGATGACGGTCAACAGCCCGCTATTTGCGATGGTTTATACAGTATTGCTCAGGATATTAAACACGCAATGATGGAAAGTGGATTATTGGTGGAGTTAGTCGCAGAACGTAGTCCAACGCTACGCGAAGATGTATTGATCCAAATGGAACAATTAATTGAATCTGATGTACGCATCATTCCTGGTTCAGCGAGCGTCACGGAAGTGAGCATTGGCGACATTATGTTGACGGCAGACACTTATGAATACGGCTCAACGGGCAATATAGAGGTAACACTATGAACAAACGACCAACCATTAACTTCTCTTCTATTCTCAGTGAATCTGAAGTGCCAATCACTGAAGAACGGTTAGAAGAAGTATTAAAACAAGAAGTCTCTGGTGCTGGTAGCCTGTTAGCCAATGACTCAGTGATGTCGCCTTTTTGGAGCTGGGTAAGAGCCGCTGTGATCAAACCGGTCAACTGGTTAATCAATGTCCTGATGGTGCAATATATTATGCCTAATATGTTTGTGGCAACGGCACAACGCTGGGCGCTTGAGCTTAAAGCATGGGAATTAAATGTGGTGGTGAAAGAAGCGGTGAAAACCCAAGGATTGATCACTTTTAAGAAAAATGATGCTGACGATGTCGTTACGATTAAAGCTGGGACTATCGTAGAAACTTTACCCATTGATGGCGTTACTTATCAATTGAAAGTGCTACAAGACACTATTATTGTTGCGAAAAAAGAGACGGGGATGGTGTTAATGGAAGCCATGGAACCCGGACTTGCTTATAACTTAGCGGCTGGTTATTACAATACTTTACCTAAAGAGTTACCGGGCATTGGGGAAGTGGTTAATGAAGCTAATTGGGTCACGACATTAGGGGCAAATGCAGAAACCGATGAAGAGCTAGCTTTACGCTTGCAAAACACATTTACTGCTGCAGGAAACTGGCACGTTGATGATACATACCGCTCTATTATTGCTGGCTTTGCAGGTATTCGCACTGACAATATTTTCTTTATTAATACTTGTAAAGATAAGCCTGGTACTGCCAATGCTTATATTGTGATGGAAGTGGGGCCAACACCAGCGAATATCTTAGCTTCGCTTAATAGTCATATTATGGAGGAGGGTTTTCATGGACATGGAGACAAGCTAACTTGTCTTGCGATGCCAGATGCAATGTATAGGTTAGAGGCAGACGTTATTTTTAATGAAAATACCAACACCACAAAACAAACGCTGGCATTAACTGAAGTGGAGGATCGTATCCGTGCGGCATTTCGTGAAACGGGAGCCTTCGCAGATATGACGCGTGCTAAACCATTTTCTCGTTTTAGTATTTCATTATTGTGTACTGAGTTACACCAAAATATTGATGTGATCAAGTCAGTCAAAATAAGTGTTAACGATGAAATTCAAGAAGATATTGTGAGTACTTTAGTACAACCTCGAATTACTAGTTTATTAGTGAAAGAGGTTATTAGTGAAAACACTGAAGAGACTGAAGATTGTCAAGGCAACGAAGGTGGTGAAATTAATGAAGACGGTGAACTGAGTGAAGGTAGCGAAGACAATGAATAATAATCAAGAGCCAGAGCTACCAAAGAGTGTCGTACCTTGGTGGCAAGATGGTAAAACAATTATTAAGGATCCTAACAAGCCTAAAGAGCCTTATTTGCTATCACAAGGTGTTTCACACTTTTTCAATACCTTAAAAAACTATTTGTTATTTCCTACGCAGCAAGCCGATGCCTTGGAATGTAGTGAAACCCTCTTGGATGTTATGGCGTGGGACAGAGATATTAAACGCTTTATTAATGAACCATTAGCGCTGTTTAGAAAACGTGTGAAATACGCATTAGTTAATGCCAAAAACTCCGGTGATGTGGTCGGGTTTATTGAAATTTTTAAACGTTTAGGCATTGGTTCAGTCATCATTAATGAACGTTTAGCCGGACGAGATTGGGATATTATTTCATTTAAATTAGACGATGAACAGATCTCTGTTAATAACGACTTATTGGCTGCAATCATTCGACAATACGGACGCACATGCCGTCGTTATGAATTCCAAGTCACGCATGAAGTTAGCTTATTACGTACTGTGTCAGCGATTGACTGGCAGCAAACGTGTAGCGTTGCAGTATTAGAGGATTAAGCATGTCACAAAGTATTATTACCTTAGCATTTGAACAGTACAAAGCACAGCAAGAAGCCTTGTCACAGCCTATTGAGTTGAATGAATTTGTGTTTGCCTATATTCCTCAACAAGATCCTAATGTAGCAATTGATCGCCATGAAGGGTTACCAGATGAAGAGCTAATTGTGTTCACGCATGCGGTTACACAAACGGGTTACGTTAATGGCAATGCCGTGGTGTATTCATTGACCATGGGCACTGAGGTGGGCGATTTTGAATTTAACTGGATGGGATTACGCAATAAAGCCTCCGGGGTGATTGCTGCTATTTCTCATTTACCAACGATTGTAAAAACCAAAACCATTATTGGCGAGCAAGATGGTAATGCCATGACTCGTTCGATCATGATGAATTATAGTAATGCGCAACGCCTAACAGGGATCCATGTGGATGCCAGTACTTGGCAAATTGATTATACCGCGCGTTTATTTGGTATCGATGAACGCGAACGCTTAGCTAACCTTGATCACTATGGCGACGCTGCTTTTTTAACAACGGGTTTTAAGGTGGTTAAAGTAGGAGAGCAGTATCATGTCACGCAAGGTCAGGGATACGTCGGGGGCTTACGTTGTTCATTAGCTGCTGATTTTGTTATGGCCAGCGTGCTGCCTTCGTCTTTTATTTATGTGGATGCTAGTTGGCAAGGAACGATCACCAGTCAATGGCAGACGGTATTTAACATTACAGCGTCAACAAGCCAACTTACAGATTACCGCGATGCGAATGGTGTGCAACATTATGTGGCTAACATTGCACAGATAAAGGCCAATGGCGAAGTTATCGATACGCGATATTTAGGTGGAACACCTGCCTTTGAACGAGTGGATAATGCCGCGAGTGATGCAGATGTTGACCAAGGCTTAAGCGTTAATAAACACATTAAGCTGCCGCAGTTATGGCGCTCATTAAATAAGTTGATGAGTGGGCATAAAAATGAAACTAATCCGCATTCGCAATATGAGAGAGTGGATAATGCCGCAAGTGATGCAGATGTTGATCAAGGTTCAATTGCCAATAAACACCTTAAGCTGCCGCAGTTATGGCGCTCATTAAATAAGTTGATGAGTGGGCATAAAAATGAAACTAATCCGCATTCACAATATGAGAGAGTGGATAATGCCGCAAGTGATGCAGATGTTGATCAAGGTTCAACTGCCAATAAACACCTTAAGCTCCCGCAGTTATGGCGCTCATTAAATAAGTTGATGAATGGGCATAAAAATGAAGTGAATCCGCATGCTCAATATTTGCTTAAAACAGAAAAAGCCTCACTCACAACGAATGATGGTTACGGTAATGCGAACGTCACTTTTAATCATCGTTATGGCGTCAGTGATATTGAGGGAAGTGCAGGGAGAATAACATGTGCAACGGATAACCCTTCCGCACAAATGAATTTTCAACTTGCAGATGGCGTTGCTGAAGGGCAGACCAGGAGCTTAATCGATATTTTTTTAATGAAGCTCAGTGGCGTTTATTTTAAGAAAAATATTTTTGCTCCCAATATATTGGAAAAAAAATATACCCAATTTGCTCCATGGGATTCAACAAGAATCTATAAAACAGGCGAAGTGTGTACCGTTGAAGTGGGGGGCGAAGTTTTGCAAATGCAAATGTACGCCGGTCCTAACATGACTTGTACGAACAAAAATCCAGCTGATGAGAGCAATCGACATGAAAAGTGGCCTGATCCAAGTAAACCTTTTTGGTGGATCCCTTATACAGGAACTGAAGTTGGGACTCCATTTTGGTGGTTATCAGAAACCCCTCCTGAATCTGCAATCATGGAGGTGAATGCAAATTTACCAACGGTTATTTATTGGCGTTTAGCTAGACGTTACCCAGAACTAACAAGCGTTGTTAATGGTATTGAAGTTATTAATACAGGTGAAATTAGAGGGGAATTTTTGCGTGTGTTAGATCAAGGACGTGGTGTAGATGTGGGTCGTAAAGTAAATACTTTGCAAGCAGATGCAATGCAGGGGCATAAACATTCTTTGAATGAATTAGTCGTTCATCGAGGTAACAAAGGGGCTTTTGGCTATGATAAGGATCAAGCTGGCACATCAAAAGAATTAATTGGTTCGCCTATTTCTGATGGAGTTAATGGGACTCCTCGTACTTCTTTTGAAACTCGCCCCCGTAACATCGCTAGAGCGATGGCTATTGCAATTTAAGGAATTAAAAAATGACTCAACTATATTATACCGTTGATAGTAATAGAGAAGTCTCACAAGTTGGGCTTAAAGCAATTATTCGAGGTGGAGTTGCTCATGTACCCATTAATGCATTATTAATCGCTCCCTTACCTTACAAAAAAGGCTTTACCGTCGTTGTAAACAGTGACTTTAGCGGTACCGAGTACATGCTCGACCATCGTGGTAAAACCATTTATAACACGGCAGATGTAAAGCAGTCACAAACGGTCGACACCTTGGGTGAAATAGAATCGGGCTGGACATTACAAGTACCTGGTTCAACGACCGATAAATGGCTGAATGAGGCTTGGGTTAGTCAGACCTCTACAGCCATGTCAGTTGATAACGTGGCACAAAATAACCTCAAAAAACCTCGTTTATATAGCGCAATGAGTGCTGGATTAAAGAAAATACTCCGTCAATAAGTCAGTCATTAGTGGCTTAATAAAGTGAGGAATTACGCCACTTTATTAGGTCATAGACAATAACAAAAATGCAGCTTACTGCATCAAGGATAACTATGTCACAAACTATTATCACGCTTGCTTTTGAGGAATATAAAGCACAGCAAGAAGCACTATTACAACCCGTTGATCTTAACGAATTTGTCTTAGCGAATGTGCCCGATCAAGACCCCACATTAGCTATTGACCGTGAAGAAGGGCTACCGAAAGAATCTGAAATTGTTTTTGTGCATGCGGTGACGCAAAAAGGCTACGTCAACGGTAATGCCGTTGTGTATTCTTTAACCATGGATACAGAAGTGGGGGATTTTTATTTCAACTGGATCGGGCTACGTAATAAAGCCACGGGTGTCATTGCCGCTATTTCACATTTACCGAGTATCTCAAAAAGCAAAACTATTATTGGTGTGCAAGATGGTAATGCGATCACACGTTCTATTATGATGAGTTACTCTAATGCTAAAAATCTCACCGGCATTCATGTTGATGCCAGTACATGGCAAATTGATTTCACTGCTCGCTTATTAGGCATTGATGAACGAGAGCGTTTAGCTAATGTCGACCATTATGGACTTGCCGCTTTTTTAGCTGAAGGTTTTAAGGTTGTCAAAGTAGGCGAAAGTTATCAAGCCAGTGCAGGTGTGGGTTACTTAGGTGGGCTACGTTGCGAACAGGCCAATGCGATCACTTTAAAAGACGCGGTCGCCTCTAGTGCTATTTACCTTGATGCGAGTTTTCAAGGTGAATTGACCAGCAGATGGAATACGGTGCATAAATTTACTGTTAGCCAGTCGCTATTAAAAGACTACGTTGATGAGTCCGGTTTTACACATTATGTTACTAAAATTGCTGATATTGATGCTAAAGGTAACGTAGTTGATACACGCCTTTTAGGCGGAACCCCGTCCTTTGAACGTATTGATAATGCCGCAAGTAATAGTGACATCGATGCCACTTCAACGGCGGTGAAACATATTAAATTACCGCAGTTATGGCGTGCATTTTCCAACGCACACACGGCACATAAAAACGAAGCGAACCCACATACTCAATATGAACGTATTGATAATGCGGCAAGCAACAGTGAAATCGATACCAGTTCAACGGCGGTAAAACATATTAAATTACCGCAGTTATGGCGTGCATTTTCCAACGCACACACAGCACATAAAAACGAAGCGAACCCACATACTCAATATGAACGTATTGATAATGCGGCAAGTAATAGTGAAATCGATGCTACTTCAACGGCGGTAAAACATATTAAATTACCGCAGTTATGGCGTGCATTTTCCAACGCACACACGGTACATAAAAACGAAGCGAACCCACATACTCAATATGAACGTATTGATAATGCAGCAAGCAACAGTGACATCGATGCCAGTTCAACGGCGGTGAAACATATTAAGTTACCGCAGTTATGGCGTGCTATTTCAAACAAACTGCTTGCGCGCACCATTGCGACGACCAGTCCGTTAAAAGGGGGAGGTAACCTCTCCTCTAATCTCACATTAAGTATTGATAGTGCCACAACCAGTAAAAAAGGGGCTGTACAACTAACCAATAGCGTCACAAGTACGTCCACGACGTTAGCTGCATCAGCTAAAGCCGTTAAAGCGGCTTATGATAAAGCAAGCCTTTCAGGTGGTGCTGTAGGTGATGTCATTACTCGTCCTGTTGATAATATTTCTAGTTACTATTTAGAGTGTAATGGCGCCGCTATTTCTCGAACAACTTACCCTGAATTATTTGCAGTAATAGGCACCAGCTTTGGGAAAGGAAACGGGAGCACGACTTTTAACCTTCCCGATTATCGCGGCGAATTTCTACGAGGCTGGGATCATGGTCGAGGAGTTGATACTGGACGTAGTGTCGGTAGCTGGCAAGGAGAAGCATTTAAAAGCCATAGCCATTCAGGAACCGTTTCATTGTCAACGGTTACAGCTCTTGAAACAACCCCAAACCTCCCAGGGACGTTAAAAGCGGAGGGTATTAATGGGCACGATGATAATGACAATAGTAGCGGCGGTAGTAGTAGCGGCGGTAGTAGTAGCGACGGTAGCTCTTCTGTAGCGGTTGAGCGTAATTATAACTTAAGCATTAACAATACTGGCGGCACTGAAACTCGCCCACGTAACCGCGCTGTTATGTTCTGCATAAGATACAAGGAGTAATCATGAAACACTATATCTATCATTATAATCATATAAATAAAGCCTATATTGATAAAGCGCTGGCCACTGAAAGCCCACGTGAACCCGGTGTTTTCTTAGTCCCGGCGAACGCCACACTCAGTAAACCCATTCGCGCTAAAAAAGGTTATGTGCGCTGTTTTATTGATGAACAATGGACCTATGTTATTGACCATCGCGGTAAATTAGCGGTTAACACCTTATCCCCATTGGGAGACTTCTTTGCCATCACTGAGATCGGAGAGCTTGACGCAGGTAACTATTTAGTAGAGACCCTCGCCACCACTGAAAGCGGTGAATATTATACTTATTATCATCAAGATGGTTCTCGTGATGATGAACAAGATGACACTTATCGTATTGAATTGGCAAAACAGCAAGCGCGCACAGAGCGAAAAATACAATTTGCAGCATTAGATTTGTACGATAAGGCCGTCTTGATGGGTGATATCTCGCAATCAGAAAGCGACAAAGCCGCTAGGAATGTTTTTCGTGAGACTTGGTTAAGCATCACCAATGATTACACGGATGCTTCGCTGGATATTAACAGTTTATATCCTGAAACGCCTACAGCCATTGCTTACTTCCTTTAGGTTATTAATATGCAAGCGTCATCTTTAATGTGGTCGAGTACCGCAGAAACCATTCAAACCCGTGCTGAAGCACTGACAACACAAGTCGCGCCGAGCATGGAAACAGCTTTAGCTGGGCTAACGGCCATTGAAGCAGAAGTGGATTATCAGCGTCATCCGTTAGCCACTGATGCCGATGCACTGCTTGGGTTACGTGCCGAACTCAATGAATTACTGACTACGGGCCAAGTGATGACGGCTTCGCCCTATTTGGCAAAAAGTGACCAATATGGGCGCTATTATCTGAATCCACAAACCGCCAAAGATACCTTAGTGGCTAAACTGCGTGACCAAGTTGATAAATACCGTCCAACGGGCAACTTATATGGGCTGGTTTTGATGGTAAATGAATCGCAACTTAACCTATTTTGTGAAACATTAAATGCCATCACTGCTGTTATGAATTTTCCTGAGTGGTGCCAAATAGCAAGGCAATCAAACGCTTTGTTAAGCCATGATAGTGACAAATTTTTCCAACCCGCTGCCATCGTTCAGCCGCGTTTTACCCCAGCATCCATGTTGCATGCCGCTCCTTTGCGCACTTTACTCGCGCAACAGGGCAGTCAACTAGCCACCGTGGAATCGTTGGGACATGACAAAGTAAACGTCATTGGCAAATTGCAAGCGTTAGCGGCAAAAAGAAGCGACAAATTAACGCAAATCAGCGACGCGATTAATGCATTAAAAACCTTGTCAAACCAAGTGTATAGCCTTTCTCTCAGTGGCAACACCGAAAGCATGGCTACCGAATTAAATGAAACTCCATTACCTAGTAACCATCAATACACCGTGATGAGCATCTTACTCAGCTCACAACCTCTTACCTTTTTTGAAGACATGTTGGCGGGTTAACCTCGCCGCTAGTTACAAAACTGGATTGAATTGAATAGATAATGATTACCGGAGAAACATATGCTTAGCCTCACACCTACGAGTGGTAGCGACACCATCACTTTACGCATTGATAACATGACCGTTGCAATGAGTATGGAACTTAAAGACCAAGACATGAGTGGTCAAACTTCTGGGACAGATAGCTCAGAGCAAGGAGACAAAGGTAAAACACTCACCTTTGCTGGCATGATCAGCTTTAAAAACAATGACATCTTAACCACCTTATATCAACTTGCTTCAGCGAAAGACGATGTCAACCAACGTCAAGTTTACCGTATTGGTCACGATCTTGCGCGTGAACTCAGAATCCGTGAAGGTAAATTTTCAGGCACCGTGAAAGCCACTGAACACAGCTCATTGCTGGCTTGGGAAGTCTCATTTACCTTGACAGAAGTCAACGGAACAGCGGGGCAAGATGAAAACCGCCGTCAACAACAAAGCGCTGCAACTCAAGTACAAAATTCTCGCCAACAACAAGCGCTTCGAGATGTAGAGGATACCTTAAGCCAATGAAACTAGAAAAACGTCTTTATATTAACGGTGAAGAAGTCAGCGTAAAAACCAACATGGTAAGTTTAAAATTATCATTGGGTGGGGTTGCTGTCTTTACCATTCCTGAGCAGGATATCGAAAAGTTTCATGCTGTTCGTTTTGACATCGGTTATGAGCATCAAACACAGATATTCTTTGAAGGGTATGTTGAAAAAATCCAGCCAGCCACCGCGGGCTATATCAAAATTACCGTAAAAGAAAATGCCGGAATACTCAGCCATCGCTGGCCGATAAGCTTAGAGCACCCGACATTACGCGATGTATTAAACCTACTGACAGAGCAAACAGGGTTAAGTTTTTTATTACCTGAAAATACAGATTATACCGACACCCAAATTGCTAACTTTACCTCGCAAGGAAGTGGTTACCAAAGTTTACAACAACTAGGTAAAGCCTTTAATATTCCTGAATTTGTTTGGTTCCAAGACAGTGAGCAACGTGTTTATGTGGGAAGTCATCAAGACAGCCGTTTTTATAATCGAGCCGTTAACTTACCCATTGTTATTTCGTCACGTCAAAATGGTGACAACATGACATTTGCACCGTTTCCTATGTTACGTCCTGGCGTCCTAATACAAGACGAAAACTTAACAGAAAAACGGATCACACGCCTTGATTTAATTGCCGATGAAATGACCGCTTATTGGGAACCCGAAATTTATAGCGTGCCGGTAAAAAAGCGTGAAATACTCAAATACTTCCCTGAATTTGCGACACAAAATCACTTACCTAAATTTGGGCGAGTAGAAGCCGTCAGAGACAATGTCGATAATGGTCAAACCGCCGACGCCTTTCGTCCTCGTTATGCTGTTGATATTCAACTACTTGATGAAAACTTGCAAGCAGACGAAGCCGTTCCCGTTTATCGTTCCATCCCAATGCCGGTTAACATGTCTGGGCCAGAATCTGGTTTACTCGCTTACCCGTTAGAAGGTAGCCTAGTAGAAATTGCCTTTGCTTACGGCCGCAATGACCTCCCCATTATTCGCGGTGTATATGGTAAAGATTACGCATTACCTACCATTGAGCCCGGCGAGCAACTACAACAGCAACGTGCCGAAGTCAGTAATCGTATAGATGCCAGCGGAAATACCACACAACAGACGGATCAAACCCAACGTCAGCTCGCGTTTGAGAAAATAGATCAAGCGGATCGTTATCAAGGTGAATTTGGTCAACATCAACTCACCATTAACGAACACTCATTAGAAAATATCGTAGGTAAAAAAATCATTGAAGCTTTGGGTGCCATTGACTTACTTGCCGGGGATGATCTCGTGTTAGGTGCGCTGGGTAACATGCAAATTGCCACCGCTGGTGAACTTATTACCACTATTGGCAAGCTTCGTAATACAGTTATTGCACAAGATGATAAATTAAAAGTATTAGAAAATCGCATTCAAACTATCGAAAAAGACGACACATTAACCATTAATGGAAATCGTACCGTCACCGTTACGAAAAATGACTTTCAGACAATTAATGGCCAGCGTACCGCGACCATTACAGGTGATGACACTCAAGCAGTGGATGGCCAACGCACCGCGACCATTACAGGCGATGACACTCAAACCGTGAATGGCCAACAAACGATCACGATAACAGGTGATCAAATCATCGAGGCCGCTAATATAATTCAAACAGGGGCAACAATTAAATTAAATGAAGGCATGGGCGTCATCACTTGTGCAAGCACCTGTCCCTTTACAGGCGCACCACATATTGATGGCTCTACTACCGTTTTTGCAGGGAAATAATTATGTCATTAGATAAATCAAAATTAATAACAAGAATGCAAAGTGAGTTAAAAGATAAAGGCTTTAAATTAGAAGCTAAACAAACAAATATTCTTCTTGAAGCGATTGCGAATGCAATTATTGATGAAATAACCATTAATGCAGAAGTTAAAGAATTACCTAATGATGAGAATGAGAATGTGTTATCTGTCTTCTAAATTAACCATTATATTTCGTTAAAGCAGTAGCGCACTTAATTGATGATGCATCGCTTATCATCTTAATCAGGTTTTCTCTGTATTCATTTTCTTATAAGGATGTTAAATAAAACGATCAGTCGGTAAGCATCACTGCTTACCGGTTTCCACACCCCACTAAGAGCGAAACAAACCTCTTCGCAATTTAAAACCCCATAGATAAAAACGTTGATAATTTCTAATAAAAATATAACTGCAGGTGTAACTGCAGGTGTTTTTTCATTTCATTACAGCTTGTTAATTTTTTGTTTTGTAAGTCGTTGTTTAATATGGTCTCTCCACAGGGACTCGAACCCCGATCATCCGCTTAGGAGGCGGGTGCTCTATCCTGTTGAGCTATAGAGAGGCTGCTTTTTCTATTGTTGAACATAGAAAAACAGTATTATAACGCGATTATTGCGGTTTAATAAGGGCTATATCATCAATTTGAATGTTACTCAGTGGGTAATTGTCTAAAGTAGCCAATACTGCACTGTTTTCATGAACTTGGATCACTTTCATTGGCTGATCTGAAAGGCTGGAGCCGCTTCTCTCAATACCAAATTGATCTTTAAAATTACTGGAATAAGAAAGGTTAATAATGGTGCCTTCTTTTAACCCATTTCTTCGTCCTAAATTAATTTGTAATTGTTCACTATCAACGGTGATGACTCGTGCTCTTGGTAATTCACATTGTAGTTTTTGGGCTATGTCGATATTAACGTCATCCAATGTTGCAATGATCGCTTCTCCGTAAGGTGTCGCCCAAAATTGTCGACTAGTGGTATTTACATGCTCTGTGATCTCATAATCCCAGTCCGCGTGTTGTCGGTATTGTTTACTAAAAACTAAATGGCCTTGAAGTGCATCGTATAGGTAAATAGTGAGGTAAAAGTAACGCTGAGGCACTTTAGTACTAAAGTTAATGGTTAAATCATTTATTTCACCATAAACAACAAATTGGCTATCTTTTTCTACAGATAAACTACGCAAGCTATCCGGTAATGTTTTGTCATTAAATTTTTCCCCTAACTTTAAAGGCGTATCAACATAATTTCGAAGATTAAATAAATAAGGATTAAGTGATAGCTCATTAAATAGTATGCGACTAACATCTTTATGTAGTGAATATATTTGCCCGTGTACTGTTTGTTCGGGAACGTTCATTGCAAAACGGCTAACAATAATTGACTTAGGATAATGATAACCCACACATTTTTGGGCATTGGGCGTGATATCAACACGAAGGTTAACAATTAAAGTGTCACCTTGTTGTTGTTCTTTGAGGACTTGTAAGCCAGTAATTTCCCCACCGGTACTCAAGGTTAATTGTTTACCTTTAAATCGGCCATTAGTGACTTGTTTTAAATTAGCAATTGAAACACCAGAGAAAAGCAATGTATCTTTTACTGCTTTTGTAATAGCTTGTTTACGTGCTTTTTGAATGTTGTCATCAACGACCCGTGCGCTGCCTGTGGCTTGAAACCATTGTGCTTGTGCGGTCGTAGATAGCAGTAAACATAAAAAAATAGCTGCTTTTCTCATTGTAGATCCTATTTTTCATTAGAAATAAGAAGGTGTATTAAACAGTTTAATAAACCTTTGTGACTTGTTTATTTATACTAGCAAAATTTGAACCAAATTTATCTTAATAAGTATTAAGATGTTTTTTTGTAAATAACATTAAAGTTTTTATCGTATTGACCGATAACGTTTTTAGGATAAAAATTTATTATGAAGGCAGGTTTCTATGAAAGCTTTATTTATTGTTTCTACAATGATTATTTTGTTACAAGGTTGTGCGGTAATGACTCCGCAAGAAGCACAAAACGCGCGCAGTACATGGGGACAAAAAGCTCGTCCTTCAACGTCATATTCTTACGCTGATAATGAAAATAAACGCGGAGAGAATTATTTCTATTATTATATTGCACATTCTTTTAGCCGCGCCAATATTAATAATGAAGGGACTGGTTTGTATCCAAATGCATCAGATGTACAAACGGAATCAAGTGGTTACGGAAGTCGTTATACCTTCAATGGTGAAAAATCACTTATTTTATCTGAAGTTGTCAGTAAAATGGCGGAGCAGTTACTTTATAACTACGATGCGCAATACCATAACGAAGCGATTGCTTTGACTTCATTAGTTGATTTAAACGATCATAAAACAACAAGCTGGTTAGGTCAGACTATTTCTGAGCAGTTTATTCATGAGCTACATATTCGAAACCTGCGTGTGGTTGATTATAAACTGATGGGAAGCATCCAAGTCACCGATAAAGGTGAGTTTGGTATGACAAGAGACTGGACTAAGTTAAACAAAAATGTAGATGTAACACGTATTCTAACGGGGACGATGTCTCGTAATGAAGAAGGTGTTATTTTAAACATTCGTATCGTGAATGCTAATAACAATGTTGTAGAATCAACAAGTAGTGCTTTTATTCCGCATAACTTATTTGTTGGCGGAATTTATGATTACAATCAAAAGAAATATGTTTCACGTACAACTAAAGTAAAGAGTAAATCGTTAGTACGTTTAGTGAAATAAAGGAAATACGGGTCTCGCTCTTCATATGCTTTTATAATAATGCACAATAAAAAACAGGCCTCGAGCCTAATGCCGATCAGTTAAGAAAAATTAGTTGATTTTTAGCGTAAGAAGATCAAAATCCTATGACTCAAAAGGTCATGGGATTTTTTTATGGAACTTTCAGAAGCACTCGCTCGCACGTCAATTAATCGTCTTACCGAATTTTCTTCTTTGTCTGATATCTTAGAGCCGGATATTATTGAATCTTGCCTGCAATCTAACGGCGTCGCTACGTTAAGAAAACGAAAACTTCCTATGGATGCCATGGTCTGGGCAGTCGTTGGTATGTCTCTTTTTAGAACAGAGTCTGTTCGTCAACTTATTAACAAACTCGATATCGTACTGCCTCAAGAGGTGGACTACGTTGTAAGAAGTGCGGTAACACAAGCCTGTAAAAAGCTAGGCAGTAATGTCGTCAAAGATGTCTTTCATCAAACGGCTGCCACCTGGCATCAACGTGCAGAGTATCCAGTGTGGTGCGGACTTAATTTATATGGTGTTGATGGTGTCGTTTGGCGCACGCCTGACACAAAAGAAAATAGTACTGTATTCTCACGCTCTGCAAATAAATCCTATGAGTCATCTTATCCACAAGTTCGTATGGTTTGCATGATGGAATTAAGTAGCCACCTCATTGTGAACAGTGCTTTTGCTAGCGTTGCTGAAAGTGAAATGAATTTAGCGACTCACTTAATCGATAGCATTCCCGACAATAGCCTGACACTCTTTGATAAAGGCTTTTACTCATTAGGTTTATTACATGATTGGCAGTGTAAAGGAAAAAATACACACTGGTTACTCC